TGCGGAGTACCGATTCATGGAGGCGCCCCGCGTCTCGGCCGCAACCGCCGTTCTTTTCTCGGTCTCGTTGAAACTGGAGCAGATGCCGTGAGGACGATTTCGCCGGCGGCGACGCGGGCCGGGCATGCCGATGCGACCGACAAGGTTTGGCTGGTGCTTCTGGAGATCGCCGCACCCGGGCTCAGTACGCCGATCCGCGTCGTCAACGACAATGTCGATGTCGTGCATCAGGGCTGGACCTTCATCGGCTATCCGTTCGAGGTCGAGCTTCCGCCCGAAAGCCAGGACCGGCCGATGATCGCCCGGATCCGGATCGACAATACCGAGCGGCTGATCGTCGACGAGGTGCGCACCATCGCCGAGCCGCCGAGCGTCACGCTGCGGGTCGTGCTCGCCGACCAGCCCGATGTGATCGAGGTCGAATATGCCGGGATGCGTCTGCGCAACGTGACCTGGGATGCGGGCGAGATTTCCGGCGATCTCGTCTACGAGGACATCCTCTCCGAGCCGGTCTGCGAGCAGATGACGCCCGCCCGATTTCCGGGGGCATTCTGATGTCGGAGCTTCCCGATTGGGCCGGCACATATGTCGGCCTGCCTTTTAAGGAAGGCGGGCGCGGCCGCGATGGCCTCGATTGCTATGGCCTGCTTCGTCTCGTGATCAATGAACGCTTCGGCGCCGCCGTCCCCGAATACGAGGGCATCGCTTACCGGCCGGGGCATGACCGCGACCTGCTGGCCGCCTTGATGGACGAGCGCATCCGCCTTTGGACGCCTGTTCCCGTGGGCAGCGAGAGGCCGGGTGACGGCGTGCTGCTGCGCGTGATGGGCCGGCCCATCCATGTCGGCGTCGTCGTGGCGTCCGGCTGGATGCTCCACATCGAGAAGGACTGCGACAGCGTCCTCGAACGCTTCGACGCGGGCTCCCGCTGGGAGCGCCGCTTGCTCGGGTTCTACCGCCATGCCGCTTGATGGATTGCAGATCGAGACGCCGATCCGCTGGACGCTGGTCGCGCGCCCGTTCTCGACCGACCGGGAGGAGCGGTTTGCGCCGGCAGGTCTGAGCCTCGCGCAGATGCTCGAAGCCTCGGACCTGCCGCAACGTTACTGGCCCTGCCTTCAGGTCTTCGTCGACGACGAGGAAGTCCCGCGCCACTGGTGGGCGCGGGTGCGCCCCAAACCCAATGCGCGGCTGTTCGTGCGGGTCAACGCCATGGGCGGCGGCGGGGGCGGGGGTGGCAAGAACCCGCTCGCTATCATCGGCGCGATCGCGGTCATCGCCTTCGCCGCGTGGGCAGCGCCTGCGCTGACGGCAGCCCTGTTCGGGGTCGAGGTGGCGGCGGTCAACGCGGCCGGTGTGTTCACGGCGATGGGGCTCACCAAGCTGGTGATCGCGGGCGCCATCACCATGGTCGGCTCGCTCCTCGTCAATGCGATCGCACCCACGCCGAGTCCTGCCTTGCGGGGACCAGAAGCGACTGGTCTGTCGGCTCCGGCTTATGCGATCACCGGTACGTCCAACCGGCTCAATCCCTATGGTGCGATCCCGCGTGTCTTCGGCCAGCGGCGCTTGTTCCCGGTTCTGGCTGCCAAACCCTATACCGAGACGGTCGGCAACGAGCGCTATATGCGGCTCCTGCTGCTGGTCGGCTATGGTCCCCTCAAGATCGAGGACATTCGCGTCGGCGCCACGCCGATCTCGGCCTTCGACGGCGCCGAGGTCGAAATCCGCGAGGGCTGGGAGAACGACGCGCCGATCACGCTCTATACTCAGCGTATCGAGGAAGACCCGCTTTCCATTGCTCTCACGGCGGCGGGCGGCTGGCGCACGATTACCTCGCGCCCGGGTGCGCGCGAGATCAGCCTCGACATCTCTTTCGATCGCGGGCTCGCCTTCTACAACGATCAGGGCGGCCGCTCGAACGCGACGGTCGAGTTCGACGCCGAGTATCGCGCGGTCGGGAGCGATGCCTGGACCGCCATTCCCTGGAAATCGGGGGGTGATGCGGGCTTCGAGACGGCCGGCAAGATCACGATCACGGAGGCGTCGTCCTCACCGGTGCGTCGTGGTGGGCGTTTCGACCTGTCGGAAGCCGGTCAGTATGAAGTGCGGCTGCGTCGAACGACAGCCGACGCGACCAGCCCGCGTTTGATCGACAGTGCGACGCTCTCGGCGCTGCGCTCGATCACCAACGATCCGCCGGTCACGATGGGCGGGCTCGCCATGGTGGCGCTGCGGCTGAAGGCCTATGAGCAGATCAATAACCAGCTGCAGCAGATCAGCTGCCTGACGTCGTCTTGGCTGGAAGTCTGGGATGGCGCTGCCTGGTCTTGGCAGCTCTCGCGCAATCCGGCATGGGCCTATTGCGACATCTTGCGCCGGCGTGGCCGTGCGCGGTTGATGAGCGACGAGCGCATCGACCTGCCGGCGATCCGTGCCTGGGCGCAGGCTTGCGATACTCTTGCGCAGGATGGCCAGCCCAAATGGACCTTCGATGGCGTGGTCGAGGGTGGCTCCGTGGTCGAGGCGCTGCGCGATATCGCGGGCCATGCGCGGGCGCGCTACGGCATCCGCGACGGCAAGCATTCGGTCGTTCGCGATGTGCCGCAGAGCGTGCCGGTGTTGCACATCACGCCGCGCAACTCCTTCAACTACACCGGCCGCAAGCAGTTCATCGATCTGCCGCATGCGCTGAAAGTCCGCTTCGTCAATCCCGACAAGGATTGGCAGGAGGACGAGCGCATCGTCTATGCCGATGGCTACAGCGCCGCGAATGCCGAGCGCTTCGAGACCGTCGACATGATGGCCTGCATCCGCCCCGAGCAGGCGTGGCGGGAGGGACGCTATCATCTCGCCGTCGGACGGCTTCGTCCCGAGACCCATGAGATCTACCAGGATGTCGAGGCGCTGCGGGCGACCGATGGCGACCTCGTCATGTTCGCCCATGACGTCATCCTGGTCGGACTGGCATGGGGCCGGGTCAAGGGCCTGATCGTCGCCGATGACATGGTGACCGGCCTGCGGCTCGACGAGCCGGCGCCCATGGCGGCCGGCAAGACTTACGCGCTGCGGATCCGGCGTGCCGACGGCGCCAGTCAGGTCCTGCCCTTGGTGACCGCGCCGGGGGACGGCCGCGATGTGACCCTGGCGACGGTGCTGCCGGAAAGCCTGGCGCCCGAGCCGGGCGATCTGTTCCAGTTCGGGGAGTCGGGCCGCGAGGCCGCCCCCATGCTGGTCAAGGGCATCGAGCCGGGGCCAAACCTATCGGCCAAGCTGATCCTGATCCCGGCGGCGCCCGGCGTGCATGACGCCGACACCGGGCCGATTCCGCCTTTCGACAGCTTCATCACGCGGCCGGCGCAGATCGAACTGGTCCGCCCGCCCGCGCCGGTCGTCTGGTCGGTGGTGTCGGACGAGACCGTGCTGGTGCGCGGGCCCGATGGGCGATCGAGCCCGCGTATCGTCGTGCGCCTCTATCCGCCGACATCCGACGCCCTCAATCCACCCGACGGGATCGAAATCCGCTACCGCCCGTCGGGCAGCAGTGCCCCTTGGTCGGCTGTGCCCACCCAGCCCGCCGATACGCTGGCGGTCGGGGTGCAGCCGGTGGAGGACGGCGCCACCTACGATCTGCGCCTGCGCTTCGTCAGCCGCACCGGGATCGCCTCGGCCTGGACGGACATTGCCGGGCATCTGGTCGTGGGCCGGACGACACCCCCGCCGCCAGTCGCGGGTTTTGCCGCCGAGCGCCGCGCGGACGGTGTTCAGCTGTCGTGGGAGCCGGTCTCGGCGCTCGACCTCGTCGGCTACGAAATCCGCGATGGCGCCTCTTGGGATGCCGGGACGGTCGTCACCACCCGGCATCGTGGAACGACGCTGTTCGTTGCACTCGCTGACGCCGCCGGGCGCGTCTTCTACATCAAGGCAATCGACGAAGTGGGATTGCTGAGCCCGACGGCGGCGAGTGTCGCGGCTGCCGTCTCGCCACCGGATGGCGTGACGGCGTTCGATGTCGTGCCACAGGGCGATCACGTCCGGGCATCCTGGGAGCCCGTCGATGGCAGCGGTGTCGAATACGAGTTGCGGGCCGGGCTCACCTGGGGCACCGGGCGCTTCGTTGGCCGGGCGGCCGGCAACCATCTCGTCGCACTTTGGCCTATCCGAGACGCCACGGAAGAGACGTTCTGGATCAAGGCGGTGTCGCCCGCGGGCCTCTACAGCGACATGGCCGCCTATGCCACCACGCGGCTCGCACCACTCACCGGGCGCAACGCCATCCTGACCAGCGACCGCCAAGCGCTG